ACAATCATAACCCAAAACCATTGTATCATCTCCGGCGCATCCTGGCAAGGGTGTATTTTTATACCCTAAAACTGGTCAAAGCGCCATTGCCAGGCGTTCTTGATAAATAAATCCAAAGGAGGATGATACCATGGCAAAAGCAAAGAAGCTGCCGTCAGGGAGCTGGCGGGTACAAGTGTACGATTATACCGACCCGGAAGGGAAGCGGCACTACCGATCGTTCACCAGCGACGATCCCACCCCAAAAGGGCGCAAAAAAGCCGAATTGGAGGCCGCACGCTATGCCCTAAGCAAGAAAAATATTCCTCAATGCGAACTTACATTTTATGAAGCGGCAGAACAGTACATTACTGACCGAGAATCCATATTGGCGCCATCTACAGTTAGGGAATACCGTCGAATGATGAAATCAACCTTTGATGAATTAGGGGGAATCAAAATATCAAAGCTAAGCCCAGAACTCATTCAACAATTCATTAACCATAAGTCCGCCCAAAACGCCCCAAAGACAGTAAGGAACATCCACGGGCTTATCTCGGCAGTCTTGAAAGTTTATGCGCCTAGCACAAACCTAAACACCGCCTTGCCGCAAAAGATACCACCTAAACTTTATATTCCAACCGATGATGACATAAAAAAGCTTATTGACAGCATAGACAACGATGATATGATGATCGCCGTACTGCTGGCCGCTTTCGGACCTTTGCGCCGTTCTGAAATCTGTGGCCTGGAAAGCACAGATTTTAATGGGAATGTAGCACACATCCAAAGGGCTGTTGTCTTAGATAAAAATAATAACTGGGTAGACAAAACAACGAAAAGCATTGCAGGCAACCGTTATGTGCCATTCCCAAGCTTCGTATGTTCACGAATCCAAGAACGGGAGGGACGGATAATCAATCTAAAGCCCAGCCAAATATCCGACCGATTTATTGATCTTGTAAAGGCTTCCGGACTGCCCCATTTCAGATTCCACGATCTGAGACATTACTGCGCTTCCATCCAGCACGCGATCGGAATCCCTGACGCCTACATCATGCAGCGTGGGGGATGGAAATCCGATACCGTCCTTAAACAGGTATACCGGCACGCTTTAAACGATAAAGCAAACGAAATGAACACAAGGGCAAACAATTATTTTTCGGAGGTATGCAACACGAAATGCAACACACAAACAAAAAACCCTTGATTTTTCAAGGGTTTTATCCTGCGGATAACAGGACTCGAACCCGTTTTACTCCATCTTTAAAAACCCTTGATTTTGCTGGAAACCTTGATTTTACAAGGGTTTCCGGCAAATATTTGCATTTCGATTTTTGCAATTTTGTATGTATTTTAGCGTAAATATTTGAACTATGCAACACGAAATGCAACACGGAATTTAATCTTAATGGAGCTGGCCATCATTACCCGGCCAGCTCCATTTTATCGCCTCTATGCCCGACTTTCCGGGTATGTCAACGGAATTCCCCTATCCGCTGCTCCCCATCCGCATCGGACACATAAAGGGCGCATTCCAAGGGATGGCCTGACCTTGGCTCGAAGTAATACCATTTGCCCTCTATCTCCTGCCAGTTGGTCACGGCATAGCCGTCAGGGTTAAAGTAATACCTGTGGCCGTTAATATTTTGCCAACAGGATTTATAATAAGTAGATTTCGTGTCCGCAAACCACCAGCCGTTGCTGTCCCTGTGCCACCCTGGCTCGTGCTCCGGCATCTCCACCAGCTTCCAGTCCGGGCGGCCATAGCCATCGATGCCCGCGGCGTTTACCGGATACTCCTTCTGGCACACCCCGCCGCCGTTGGCGATTACGCCGGATGCCCCGCTTGTATTGCCCTCGATGGTATAAATCCTTGCATTCGCCACTTTAACCACAATGCCGGTATGACAAATGCGCTGGCTGTTCTTAAAGAAAATCTGATCCCCCGGCTGAGGATTCTCCTTAAAATACCGGCTCTGGTTTTTATAATACTGAGCGGAGGTAGGCGTATAGGCGCTAAATCCGCCGCCAATGAGCTGCCTGGCCGCCACCTGCCCGAAGGCCTGCACAAAGCACCAATCAACAAACATATCACACCAGGCTTGACCCTGTAGGGAAGGGTATAAATCCCTGGCGTATTTCGTATAATTGTTGCTTCCGGCGTTGGCCGTCTTATTATCCAAATCCTTGTTGGACTTTTTCTCCAGATACCCCACCTCAGCCCTGGCGATGCTGATTAATTTTTCTGCTGCTTTCATCACTTTTCCTCCAATCAAAAAGGCCCAGGAAGCCCCAGGCCTGTCCACAGTATTAATTTTATACCCGGTAAGTCGGGTATGCTGCTAAGTCTTACGGCCTTGTTTCAACAGAAACCGGGAAGGCCGTATGGAAATACATTTTATAATGGTATGGATCCGTATGCATCCCCGTGATGTCCTCCACCACATACATCGTATACTCATTCAGGTAGATATAATTCTTTTTGTATTCGTTGGGGCCGGTTTTCACCGTGCATACCAATTCGCCATCATCATTATTAGAGATCGACATATACCCTTCTGCCTCTAGGATAACCATATCCGTCCGGGCATTGTAAACAGTGATTTTCCGCTCACACTCAAAATAATTTGCCTGCTGCGAAATGTTGGCATTTACCTTATCGGCTTCACTGCACCCAATAAGCAAAAAAGAAACACACAGAATTAATGCAAACACCCTAACCTTATTTTTCATCGCTTCCATCCCCCTTGCCGTAATAATTCCATTTTTCCATCATCTTTTTGTCCAGTTCATTTGGAAAATCCTTATCTGGAATGTCAATCCCGGCATGAATCAGCTTCTCCGTTATGGCCAGTCCCCGGATAAGGAAGTCCGGCACACCATAGCCGCATTCCACCAGGTTTTCCATGATGCTACGGACTTCGTTAACCAACAATGCCGCAAGCGTAAACCATCCCAGCAGAGTCAAAAATCCAAGGTTAATACCAAGCAAGTCCTGCCCCATTTTGATGAATAATGCGGGGATCAAAAAAGCCACCAGGATAATCACCCAGTAGCCCGTTTTCTTTACAATCCCTTTTAATCCCCTATAGCTGGATTCCTGCTTTTTCTTCCTGGCCTTGTACCAACCGGTTCCCCAGTCCAGGATATTTAAAATTAAATACCCCGCAAACAGATACCAGTATACGCCAAATACGGCAGATAGTACCGCCACCACTGCCCCTACGGCAGCATTATAAGTGTCAACAAAATCAAACTTCATTCCTTTCACCTTTCCTTTCTCAGATTAATTTGTAATGCGGTTTCTCCTCACCAAACCACCAGTATCGCAGGCAGTCATCCAGGATTATCCCAGCCAGCGCCACCAATAGCCACAGCCCGAAAAACTTAGGGCACACCTGCCCCAGGATGTTGCCTGGGATGCCGCTGTAGTCCCAGATGCCCCAGCCCAGCCATAAATTGACGATGCATCCGGTTACAAACTCCATTGCGGTAATTATGGATGCCCCAATAAGCACTTGCTGCCACAAGGGCATAGCCCAGGAAATAACCTCGTTAATTGCCCCCAGGGCGACAAAACAGAGGCCACCCAGGAAAAACATCGTCCAGTGTGTCCAGCCTCGGTAAATCAGCTCCACGAGGTTGTATAGCAAACCTCCTGCCGCAAACAAAAATGAAATCTTAAGATACTGTCTCATCCCCATCGCTTCCCGCCAATGCAGCTATCTGTAATAGATATGCGTTTAACACCTCCGATCTGTACTCTTCCGGTACATCAGCTCCATAAAAGATTTCCTGGACTTCCTCCGGGATCTGGCATCCGGCAATCCACATATTGAGGGCGTTGCAATACGTGGTGTGGTAGCTGACGTGGAACATGGCCGTCTGGATGATGGCCTGCATATCTGCAGCGCTGTAGTAACGGCAAGGCTGGCCATCCGCATGGTACTCTAGCCGTTCTGCTCCTGCCGCCAGCTGGGCTTGCTTACCAAACAAATTGATCTGGTCATGCTCGGTTAAACTGAAATGCTCGGTGCTACCATCGGCCAGGATGACATTAACCCCATTGTAAATGATCTGCTCGCAGGCGGCAGATACCTCCGTCTTTTTGTTTGCCTTTGCCGCCACTAATAATTCCTCCGGTGTGGGGACATACGGGGCTTGCGGCAACTCCCCAGGCTCTTCCGGGGGAGCATATGTACTGCCATCATCGGACAGGTAAACCGTTTTGCCCTCATCCCGGTACACCGTCTTGTATCCCGGCAAGTGGGAGCATTGGGAACCGCCTGCAGTGTACACGTTTATGTCCCCGTACTCTGGCGGGATTTCGTCTGCAAACACGATTTTCATAACATGGGCGGACTCTGGGTTGATGCTTTCGATTTCGTAGCGCTTTTCCTCATTGTTAATGCTAATTGATTCCATAAATTGGCCTCCTTATTTTATTTTTAGGATTTTATGTATATAAAAAGAGCCTTTCGGCTCTGGATTTTCGATTTTATGGTTCTTTACTTCGTTAAATAGCGATTTGAAAGCCGCTGTCAGAATAGATATGTTCTCAAAAGGAGGAAAATTCGTAACTAATGGGGGATATAGCGTTCCATTTACAATTCCATCGGGATACAGATTTGTAGGAGTAACACAAATAGTTACCCGTGGATGGATTGGTTCTGCTTATGGATACCGAATTGATAATCATATTGATGTTTGGGTATCGAATGGTTCTGCTGATGATGGATACCTTGATGTTTATATTCTGTTTGCAAAAAGCTAAATAACCCTAAGCAATCAAAAATGGGATATTGATCCAAAATTCTTGCTGGGACGATACGTTTGTCGTATACCTAACGCTTACCGATCCACTGCCACTATACATAATCCGACAACAGACGTTCCCGCAATTTACCAGTTCTGCATCAATTCGATGGGCGGGAGTGTAACCCGATGGAAACGAAAAAATATTATGTTCAGTCCAGGCACTATCTCCCGGAAGGACAAGCACACCGCACAAAATGCCGTAGCTGCCTCGTTTCATCACAGAAAGTTTATGCCAGTCCGGCGTTGAGCCATATCTTAGGCTTACCATGGCAAACGTATAATTTAACGCGGACTTGTCCAGCTTCTCGCTATTTAATTGATTGCACTTGTCCATCAGGACTTTACCCTGCTCCGCTGATAACACTTTAGTAGGGTCTGCAGACGTACAGTTATTAACGATCTGAGATCCTATAACTACATAGACTCCCCTCTCCCTAAGAGTTCCTTGAATATCAATATCATACGTATTACCGTTGTGTATAACATTAACTGGTTTTATCACTAATTTATGTGTACTTTCTGCATAAATAGAAAACGCGTGCGCACCTTTATAGTAAATATCAATCCACCCATACCCATTAGTCTCTTTTTTACCAACCTGGATTCCACTTACCTCTGCTACAGTATGCTTTTTCACATAGCTACTATCATGGTTATGGCTGGTGTCCGATTTCCCGCCTAACCTAGTATTAATCTCGCTTTCCGTATAATATCGTCCATCATGATCCCCGCTGGATTTATGCGTAGCCAATGCAGATACCGCATCCGTAATCTTATCCCACAATGTCTTTCCCTGCTTTGCAGACAATGGCTTGTTTGTGGCCGTAGAGGTACAATTATCAACAACATCCCCTGTCACCAGCATCCCGCTGTGCCCATGGTTAGTATTGGATTTCCCGTCCAGCTTTGTATTCATTTCGCTTTCCGTGTAATACCGGTCGTCATGGGTATGGCTGCTGTTGGCCTTGCCCCCCAGCTTGGTATCCATCTCCGTTTCGGTATAATACCGCCCATCATGGTCAGCGCTGGACTTATGCGTCCCCAGCGCCGCCACCGCATCCACGATCTTATCCCACAGCACCTTAGCCTGCCTGGCCGTAGGAGCCTTGTCCGTGACTGTGGACGTGCAGTTGTCCACTAAATCAGATATAGATACTTTGTCCGCCTTAAGCGACTTAACCCACCTATACAGATACCCAAGCACCTGCTTAACCGGGCTTTGGGGGGTTATGCCTGGGTATTTATCATCCTGGCTTTCCGGCTCCACGGCATCCGATACCATGTCAGATGCATCCCCGCCGTCCAGATCGGCCTTCTTAGCCATGCCCGCGTCATACATTTCCTTGGTTACTAGCGCGTTTGGACGCACAACGATGCTGACCCCGTTAGAATTTCCCACCGTCACATAATATTCCTGGATAATCTGGGCAGGGCTGTAACCATTATACGGAGGCAAGAAATCTCCCTGTTCACCCGCTGTCGTGACAATGCTATATAGGACTTCCGTATCATCCCCTGCTTCAGCTTCTTTCGCATAAAGCCCCATTTCATTTATGTAATACCCTTCTGTCACCAGCGCTTGGTTTTCCACAAGGTCAAAATTCGTAATCAATGCAGTGACGGCAACGCTTCTTCCATCAGATATTTCAATGCTACTTAAAGGGTAACTGTTCCGCTGAGATTTTAGCGCCGTCCGTTCCTGCAGCTTTTCCACCGTTTCTTCATGGGCATCATAATGCCCATCCCCGATCACCATCCTAGTTAACGTGATTTTGCACAGATTTGCCTGTTCATACACAGGCGCGCTGAAATAATAGGCCGTGCGGCTCCCGTTGCGTTCCCGTATCACCACACGATACCGGCATCCGTTATGGCGGCATTATTAAATGGTTGTGGCATCCTCCTATTCCCCCTTAACATGGCTTACTGCAAAACTATCTTTAACTGGCATCGGCTTATATGTTTGGCTTGGGAATGCCCCAAACCTGACGGCCTGCTCCCGGCTATGGTGTATTTCTATGGATTGTATATGGGATCGGACATTTTTCACTTTGCAGATCATTCCGAAAAAATAATCTACCATCTCAGGCGTCATGGCCGTATCCGTAATGACCTTGAAATAATAGGGATCCCCTCCGTATTCAAACCATTCCTCCACCTTGCCACTGCCAAATACCGATGCCACAAGTTCCTCCACCGCTTGCGGGGTTCCGGCATTCATATGCCAAACCAACGTATTCTTAATCAGCTTTCTTTTGGTCTGGATTGGCAATGAATCATCGTAATACTGCGTGCCTAACTCAATGGCAAGCAAATCCAAAACATTGCCTACAGCAGTATCAATGGATGCAAATACCCCGATAGCCCCGCAATAGCCAATAAGCCTTTCCACCGCCTTATGGATGGCAAAGCTTACCGCCCTGACTTCTGCTTTTTTTGCGAAGCATTCCGGCAAAATCTGTGCAATTTGGCTATCCTGCAGCTTATTCTTTTTCCACCCCGCCATAAATTATGTTCACGTTGCCGGTTTTGGCAACGGTATCTTCGCCAAGGGCCTGGAAAACCGGGCTTTCCACCACTACCCTTTTCACTCCCGCGTCCATGACTTTCTGGATCAGGTAAGACGGATTCACGTCCCTTCCAATCTTGCCTGTCTGCCATGCATTGTAAATCGCTACAGCCGCATCTACATTTGCCTGGATCGATGTTACTGATTCCTTGTTGCTGTCTGAGATATAATAAACCATCCTGATATCATATCCCTGCACTGTCGGTGCACGCACCGTCACCTTATCGGTCAATGGCCGGATGCCCCTGTCATCCAAATAGGTTTTTACCTTTTGGATCAATGCATCCCCCGGGATTTCCCCTCCGACACAAATAAAATAAATATCCACCTCCCCTGGCGTCTCCGAACGCACGACCACATCACTGATTTCCGGGGATGCCGCTTTTGTATGGTATTCATATGCCCCTACCGGCCCCGCATTGGAATAGGAATTGGGGTGGGCATATATCCGCTCTTTCAGGCTCCCATCTTCTTCCCTGTCTGCGCCGCCATAAGTTTCCACCGTATTCGTAACGGATGCAATATATGGAAGGGTATTCACTAATATGCCAAACTCACCGGCAGCAAACCCGTTCCCTGCTGTCCCGGCCACCGTACAGGTCGCCGGCACGTCCACGCCCGTCTCCCCTGCCCGGATTTCTGCATATTCGTCCGTGGCAAAATATACGCCATTGCCATTTGTCACCCGGCAGCCTGCAGGGATAGGCACGGCAGATTCAATCGGGTTTACGATCAGAAACCGTAATATTGTTGACGCCGCAGTGCTATCCCTCCGCTTTACTCCTTTTAGCGCCCCCAAGTTATCCAGGAAATCCCCCCTTGCATACGTTAAAAACCCCATCTTACCGGCACGGTCTGCATACTGCATCGCCTGGTATATCTGCATGGCGCAGGCATACAGGATTAACCGGTAAGGGTTTGCCGGGGGCATGGATGCCTCTTTCCCGGTTATTTCTTTATATTTTTTCTGGTAATCATTAATCATCCCAGCCAAGACTTCATCCACCGTGGCATCGTCAATAAAACTGATGTCCGGAAAATTATCCATGTCCACCCCTTATCCCTCCTTTGCCCTGATAAAATGGATATGTGGGCACAGCTGCCCATCCAGGGTACTCTGAAACGTAATGGAATCCACTTCCACCCTTGGCTCATACCGCCCAACTTTTTCAATGATTTCCAAGGAAAGCATATTTTGGGCTACATCCATTGGGTATCCCGCAATCCCGTCAAGGTTTATCCCAAACTCCCGGTCCAATGGCTGGCTCCCTGCCCTGACTGAGAAAAGCGTCTCAAGGCACAGCTTAATATCCCCATATTCCTCCATGGAGAAGCTATCATTCATCAGATCAAATCCAATTTCCATGGTTGCCCCCTATCGGTATTCTGCAAGGTTAAGGGTTAAGTTTGCAGACACAAGCCTGCCACCCTTGATGATCTCTCCCCATGATTCCCCCATGTCCGTTATGACCCACTGGTTTGCGCCAACTTTTTTGCCGCCAATCACCAAAGTATGCGGTGTCCCTTCCTCGACAGCCTTCTCGATCCGTTCCATCGTCTTCCTAGGCCTGACGCCATGCATCGCCGAAAGATAAATGGACAAGGACAGCATCCGCTGCCCTGGCCCAAGGAATTCCGGGCACGGCTTTCCCAATATAGGCTCCTGGACTGCCCACCTTCCTTTAACGCTTTGCGTCATCCCGCTAAATGTCAGCACCCTCCTGGCGTTTACACTAAAAACAATCAAGCTTCCCAAATTCCCTATCATCCCCATGGCAATCCCCCTCTATATCCTATGGGGCAGCCCTAGCTGATCCTCAACCCTTTCCAGGCGTCCAAGTATCTCCCTCATCCCGCCAGAAAACACACCCTCATCAATCCCGCCAAGGATAAACCCTTTGCTGCTCCCGTTTTCCATATGGACGGTGACTACCCGCTCCCCAATGGATGGCATGGGCCTCCAAGCACCTACTACGATAACCGGGAGGGGGAGGGAGGTATTCCCTTCATCCTCATACACTACCTTGGCTTTTCCCTCAGGTAGATATACATTCGTCACTTTCCCTATCCGAACCATCTTTTCATCCTCCTGGGATTATCAGCGTCTCCCCCGGCCATATCCACCACCCTGGGGTGGAGCCCTTATAGGAATTTGCCTTCCCATGAG